TTACGAAATTGTTGACTATACTGCGGGAACGGCTCAAGCCGTAGTAACAGGTTCAGAAGGTGCGGATAGAAGAGGCATAGGGACGTACACAGAAGACCTTACGGCTACTGGGTCAAACTTTTCTATACGTAGCAAACTTGGAACGTTTGACGGAGCTGTAACTAGAGTCTCTGTGGATATTTTAAATAGTGGAGACGTAAATCTTTCGCTAACAAATCAACTTACGGAAAAAGTAACTAATGTAGTTCTAACTCCAATACTTACTAATGGACGCTATACTGAGTTTTCCTACCAGCCTACAGACCTAATAGAAGGAATGTATTTGCTTAAATTTACGGGTGACACTATCACCTACGCAGAAACTCTAGCGTATATTACGACGGGAACACCGCCACTAGGAGAAAGCAGCTATACAGAATACACTACAGGGGACGATAACCCTGACCACGTTTATATACCATAATGAAACAGAAACTCTCGGTACTAAATTACCAAAGCACGAATACGCCTCACTTTACTGAGTCGAACAATAAGAAGTATATTGAAATGGGGGCAGACAACCACTACCCTCATTACCTAGAGTCTTTATTCGCCTCTAGCTCTATAAACGGAGCAGTAGTAAAAGGCTGCGCCGAAATGATTTATGGGGACGGCTTAGACTCTGTAGATAAAGATTCGCAAATAGAGCAATGGTTAAAAGTAAAGCAAATATTTGGAAGTGGTGACTGCTTACGCAGAGCGACTTTTGATTTAAAGCTATACGGTCAATGCTATCTAAATATTATTTGGAGTCAAGACCGTTCTACGATTTCAGAGGTACACCATATTCCTGCTTCTACTATTCGCTGTGGAGTGCCAGACGATGAGGATAAATTTCCTTTATACTATCACTCAGTAGATTGGTATTCAAATAAAGAACCGCAGCCTATACCAGCCTTTAACGTAGCGGATAGAACGGCAGCGAGTCAATTGCTTCATATTAAACTTTACAGCCCTCTAAGCTACGCATACGGACTCCCAGACTACTTGAGTTCTACACCGTACATACAGGTGGACTGCGACTTAGCTGCATATCACCAGTCTAATATAACCAACGGGTTATTTCCTAGCTGTATGATTAATTTCGCAGACGGAGTTCCTACAGAGCAAGAGAGAGCAGAACTAGAAAGACTTATCTATAACAAGTTTGGAGGAGCTACTAACGCAGGGAAGATTCTAATGACTTTTTCTGACAGTAAAGAAAACGCCCCTACTATAGAGCCTTTAAATTTATCGGAGGCTCACAAAACTTACGACTTCCTTTCTAGGGAGGTACAGACAAAAATACTTTCAGGTCACAGGGTTACTACTCCTTTGTTATTTGGAATACGTACCGAAGGTGGAGGGTTTGGTTCTAATGCAGACGAAATGAAAGACGGTTATGACTTGTTTTTCCGTACTGTAATTAAACCTATGCAAGAGCTATTTTTAGATGGGTTACGACCTATACTAGCAGCAAGCTCTATAACGATTCCTTTATACTTTAAAAAACTTGTGCCTGCGGATTTCTTAGAAGAGAGCGAAGAAAAGGAAGAGGTTAGACCTATGATGTTTTCAGAAGACACAAAGAAGATTTCTTTAGAGGATTCAGAGGCTTGGCTTATGCACCTTTCAGACAAAGCTACTACTATGAAAGAAGGGTGGCAACTATGGAAAACGGAGGTAGCAGAAGATACTGAGCAAGATAAATGGTTTCACTCGTTTAAGAAGATGCACCGAGCTTTTGCTTACGATAATGTAGACAAGTATGCTGACTATGATATGGACTCTGACTACGATGTAATTAGCCCTAAAGGATATTTATTTGCAGTAAGGTATAGTTACATTGAGAACGCTAAAACACCTCCAGAAAACCCTAACTACAAAAGCAGAGATTTCTGTGAAGCTATGATGGATTTATCTAACGGAGGAGCTATGTATCGTTACGAGGATATTAACGATATGTCAGAGGACGGAGTAAATGGTCAATTTGCCCCAGCAGGAGAAAGCGAGTATTCGATTTTAAAGTATAAGGGCGGTTGCTTCTGTCGCCACGCTTTCCAGAGAAATATCTTTATCTACGCTCCAGATGGAGAGATAGCAGAATTTAGCGAGGAGCAGAACGTAGAGATTCAAGGCGACTTCGATGCGGTTATGAATAGGGTAGGAGACAACCCTTACGTAGTAAACGAGGGGTACGAAACCATAGCTCCGATAGATATGCCAAACAGAGGCTCACTTAAATACCCTAACCCAGTAAACTAATGGCAACTACATTATACATTTCAGCTAGTAAGCTAAAACGAGATACAGCACTAGGTTCAGCAGTAGACGACAATCTACTAACGCCTTACATAAACATATCTCAAGACAGGTGGATTCTCCCAGCTCTAGGAACGGAGCTAGACGAATACCTAAAATCTCAAATTCAAGCAGGTACAGCCTTAACAGGTTCTTATCTTACTTTAGTAAATGACTACATACAACCTGCTCTAGTTCAATTTGCTTTTTGTGAAGTAGCTTACGTAGTGCGCTTACGCTTTTCTAATAACTCTGTAACCGTACCCACTTCAGAACAAGGCTCTCCTGCTAGTATAGGTGACATAAACGAAGTAGTTACTAGGTCAAATGAAATAGCTATGTTTTACCGAGAGCGCATGATTTCTTTTATCAGAAATAATACAGCTACCTTGCCCCAGTATAATCAAAATACAGGCTCAGACCTTTCACCATCACAAAGAAACTATTTTGGAGGACTCAACTTATACCCGAAAATCACGAACGACAACCAGCTCAAAGCCCTTGCAGGTGCGCTCGGAATTAAATATTTTAACGCTTAAAAACCATGCTCGACTTAGAGCATACATAGAAAAATGTCCACAAAATTAACAGACTTAGCCGAATTAGTAGCTTCGCCAGATACAGGAGATTTCTTAACCGTAGTCGATGTAAGCGACACTTCAGGAGGTTCAGCAGGAACAAGTAAAAAAGTTACCTATGATAATTTAGTGACGGTCAAGTCTACAAAAGTCACCCTAACAAATCTTCAAGTTCAGGCACTCCACACAACTCCCATAGTTATAAAAGCCGCAGAGACAGGAAAAACTATCATACCTGTTTCCGCAGTAGCGGTAGCTACATACGGAGTGGCTACTGAGGGTTCTTCGAGCAACCTGTATATAGGGTGGGACGAAGCGTCTGCTGGAACTACAAACTACTGGGCTTATGCCCGACAATGGATGAACGCTGTTGCTAGTGGGGAGCGCACATTTTTTGCAGGAGGGCAGCCCGATGCTGGAACTACAAACAACTTTGATTTTTCTTTAGTAAATAAAGATTTTGAGGTTTGGTCTGACACAGCTTTTACTGGGGGTTGGACTATGACGATTTACTTCTCTTACCTTACCCATAAAGTCTAATGGAACTAATAGCAGTAGCAGCGACAGCTTTTACAGGTATACTCGGTACGTGGATTAAAATGACTAACGATGTCACTAAAATTAAGGCTCGTATATATTCACTTGAAAAACAAGAGGGAGAAGTTAAAACTCTCTTAAAAGAATTGTGTGAAGGTATGCAGGATATTAAATTACTCTTAGCAGAAAAAGGAATAAAGTGAGAGAAATTAAACGAGTCATATTACATTGTACAGCAACTAAAGAAGGTCAAGACATTTCGCTGGAAACAATAAGAGGTTGGCACGTAGTCGGAAATGGTTGGCAGGATGTTGGCTACCACTACGTAATTCTACTCAATGGTGACATAGCTTTAGGACGTAACCTATTTACGCAGGGAGCGCATACAAGAGGAGAAAACGAAGACAGCATAGGAGTAGCCTACGTAGGAGGATTAGACGAAAAAGGTAAGCCTAAAGACACTATGTCTTTATACCAAGATATTGCATTTATGCGGTTATTTGAGTCTTTAAGCGTTACATTTGGCAAATTAGACCTGCATGGTCACAACGAATTTTCTAACAAAGCTTGTCCGTCTTTTGACGTTCAAAGCAAATATAAATTTTTAATAAAAGAATAACATGGAATTTTTAACAGCTAATTGGGTAGAGATTGCTTTAGCCCTTGTAACATTTCTAGGTACTTACACAGCCTTAACTGAAACTACGAAAGACGATAAGATTATTAATATTTTAAAACGAGTTTTACAAGCAGTAGTGTTTGGAAAGAGCAGAAGAAAGTAAAGCCTAACCAGCTCTAGCGAGAGTCGCTAGTTTAATAAGGGTAGCCCAAACGTGGGTTGCCCTTTTTTTATGCCCTGTAATTAGGTTGCGGTAAAAAAGGTGGTATTTACGGGTTTTACGGGTAATTAGGTTTATTAGATTAAATACACTATATTTGCGTTAAACAAACACACAATGAAATACACAAATTTATTTATCGTTATCAATTTACGGACTTTAAACACCGTAAAAATAGCAGGGGGTAAGACGGCTAAGTTCCGAAGTAAGGAGCAGGCTGAAGACGCTGCTAACAAAAGGTACTTAAAAGGTCAGTTAGAAATATGGACTGTAGTACCTGTTAAATTTAATCACGACTACGTACAGCACGTAGCACCTTTAACACACTAACATGAAAACAACCTACCCAGAAGAACCAATCAAAGACTATAACGAGTGGAGGCGTTGGTTAAGTCAGCAGGTTTTAGACGCTGACGAAAGGAGAGTAATAGAACAATTTAAACAATCAATAATTAAAGCAAGAACAAAATGAGTGAAAGTAACAGAGAATATTTTGGAGCAGAGTACGTTGTAGCTAGAGGGGAGGGGTTAGATTTAAGCGGAGGTGTGCTAACTTCTACTGGGCTAACAGATATAGATTTAGCTAAAGACTATAATAAAAAAGTTACAGCTAGAGTAGATGGAAATTTTGTGGGGTGGGCTAGTGAAGTAGGATTTATAAACTACTACTGTACTAAGGGAAAGCATTTGAAAAAAGTAGAAGACATAACCTACTGGGGTAATGTCGGGTGTAGGTATCACCAAATGATGCAGCATTGTTTACAAGGTGCTGACGCAGGAGAGTTGTTAAACTCTAAGAGAAATAACGAGGTCTTCAAAAATAAAGAAGCTAAAGAAAGATATTTAGGAACTTACTTCGGTCAGGAATTACCAAAATCAGGTAGACCTGTTCAAATTCAATGCAAATCTTTATACGATAAAAAAGGAAATTCACTTTATAAATAAACAACATGATACAAGCAACTTTAAGCAGCCTGCAAGGCAACGGAACTTGGACTACAAATCAAGGAAAACTTATGTACGCCTTTCACGTACAACTCTCAGACGGTGTAGCTGGGGAGTGTAATTCGATTAGCGAAACACCACCATACAAAGTAGGAGACAATGTATACTACGAGATAAAAGGTCAAAGCCCAAAGGGTACGCCCCGATTAAAGGTTAGCACTAGCCCACCATTTCAAGGTACAGCTAGACAGCAGCCTGTAAACAAGGACGAGACTACTAAAAGAATAGAAGCGTCTTGGGCTATAAATACAGCTATAAGCTCTCTAGGCATTTTAAAGGGTGATAAAGACACTTACTTAAACACGGTGGAGGCTATGGGTCGGGAACTTCTTTTGAGACGCGACAGCATAGTTAAAACGCCTTACAACGAGTCTGTGGCTTCTTCCTCTACTCGATGGAGTAATGAAGACATGAATAGAGCAGAGTCGGTTTCGGAGGTAGAACTGCCTGAACCAAGTGCTAACTCCCTACCTTTTTAGTCATGGGTAATAAAGAATTTACAGACATGAAATATGCTGAGTTGGAAAGGCAGCTAAAAACTATAAAAATTACTTTCCAAGACTCGACAGGAGGAAATGACCGATGTCGTAGCATATCTATTCCACAAGAAAATGGTGATATTATTACGGTGCTATGCCCTAACAGCATAGTACACGACATAGTAAACGATATGTGGAATAATTACTCAGTATTCGTAGACCATCGAGAAAACCGAAATGTAACCTTTATAACCCCTATGGAGGGTGAAGCGGATTTGCAGGTTATTATTGCGGTTGTACAGGATTATATTAGAAACGGATTTTATAAAGCTAAGTAATGAGTAAAATGTCAGAACAAGCTGTAAAAGCACAGGAAGAAAATAACTACATTTACGAAACAGATTATATGCCTGTTACAAATGCAGAGATAAAATGGGCTATAGAAAACGCTATAAACTCTGTAGGGAGTTTAGACTTCGAGCCTACGGAGGCATACTTTAACAGAGTAAAGCGTTATGCAAAAGAGATATTATTAACTTTAAAAGAACTAAGCGATGAGGTCAATGGGAGCATTCATTAAAATACATTTTAAAACACACGAAAGGTTAAACGATGCGTTAGGATTAAGTAAGAATACTGTAAATAGATGGTATAACTCTAACCCTAAACGATTCTATATGTACCTTCCGCAACTCCAGAAGTTTTCTAACGAGCCTACGGAAAACATACTTGAAATGATTAACCAACGATGTGACGATGTACAAGCTATTAAGGATGTTAAGTGAGCCGTCTTCTACGCCGAATAAGATTACTACAGCAGTAATTATAGTTATTGGAACTTTCCTTTTATTAGGGCTTTTAGAACGGCTCTATGGGTAGAAACTTCAAAGGGGTATGGATACCAGCAGACTTGTATTTAGATACAAACTTAACTTGGACGCAGAAGATTATTTTACTAGAGGTAGATTCTTTCTCTAAGAATAATTTAGACTGCTTTGTGAGTAATGAGCATTTAGCAGGTTTGATAGGAATTTCTGAGAGTGGAATAGAAAAAGCTATACGTAGTTTAGTAGACAGTAAAAGGCTAGAGAGAAACCGTACATTTATAAATGGGGGTAACCGCCGTCTACTGAGGTTACCTACCT